GATGCCCCACCCGCAGTAATTACTTCAAGGGCTGAGAGTATTCCATAATAATCCTCATCCTTCGCAAGTTTTAGCGGACCCCACGTACAATAAGCATTAATCGCGGTAGCCGTATCATCTGCCGCCACATCTGACTCTGTATCTTCATCGAAATAACGAACATACCCGTCAGAACACCCAACTAACAATCGTCTATAATCCGGAGCATCACCCTGATAAAACAACTGTGAATAAATCGCACAGTCTGTTGTCGCGGAAGACTCCGGAAAAAACCCTTGAGTCGCCAAATCAAAAAAATAATTTGAATGGGAATTATCAGAAAATTTCGTAATTGTAATTAGTATCCCACTCCGTCGTGGATCGTACGCCATGGTAATGCGATGAGTCGAGGAATCCACAGCTTCATCTTTAACTAAATTCGGAAGATGCACCCGGGATATATTTTCTGGTGTTCCGGGAATAGCCGTTCTGTAAATACCATTTGTACCCCAAAAATATAAATTACCGGCGTTATCAAAACACCATGATTGTGCCCCATAAATACCAGTAGTCAAATCGAGTTCATTTAACGAACCACCAGCAGCAGGGTCTCCGGCCATAAACCAGATTTGACTGCCGCATCCGAACACAAGATAGTCGTCCTTATGGGGTATAAGTGCAGTTATAATGTCACCGAGTTCTCCAGCATCGGCATTATTTCCAGCTACGGCGGTCTGTGCGTCATTACTGGCGTAATTAAAATCAAACGGATGATTTTGCCGAGACATATACCACTGATAGGGATATTCTTTATTCCCCGATAAAACCACACGCCCGCGATATAGACAAATCAAAGATGCGAAATCAGGCAACGAGCCGTATGTAGCGGTCAATGCCGCGAACACTGTCCAATTATACCAATGTGGTCCCGCGACTTCATTCGCGTTTAAATCAATATCTACTTCACTATCCGCCGAAGTTGTATTATTATCGCTGGACGTAAATGTAGCGGATGTTACCCGTTGTCCATATATATAGGCCGCTCCTGTCGCAGCAGTTACAAAATCTACTACCATTTGAGCATTTGAACTACTACCCGTCAATAAATCCCCCTTTACTGGAATACGTGATCCGGCCCCCTCTATATCCGCAGTCGAAAGTCTCACATTACCAAAATCGGCGACACCAAATACCGCTTCATTGGCAATGAGCACTTTTTGATATGCGGTACATATCTGTAAAAGATTACTACAATCAATATTACTGCGGGCCGCGGTTAATTCTGTGAGGGCACTTGAGCTTTCATAAAATAATGTATCACTACCAACGGCGATTAATTGTTTATTAAAACTTCGATCTGTGGTCGGAACATCGACTGTCGAGGCGATTCCACCAACAGTAAACATAAATTCCTCAGCGGGACGTAAATTCCAACTCGCCCCACCATTAGTATCATTATAGGCAATACCGTCCGCATATTGACTAGAACTGACCCCCATCGTTTTTACATATTTACTAGTATCCCCATCTTCCGCCCATAATACCCAACAATATTGGGTGCCATTAAGTAACACATAATAAGGGGTACTAAAAGTAAACGTAACTAATTCTCCTGGGGAACTCGTGGTAATCGCCGCCGATACTGAACCACTCACTGTCGTGGTAGCATAGACCGTCTCCCCGGGACCACCGCCATCCACATTCCGTATCTCAAGAGTAAGTATGCCGGGAGTAGTACCTACTCTTGTTAACCGCACTTGTACGGTCATAAGATCATAAACTCCCGACACCTTAAAACCTTGGGCATTTACATGAGTAGAGGCACCATCTATGGCCCCATAAGAAGCGTACTTAGTAAGTGCATTATCGGGGTCGTCATAAGATGTAAGTATAGCCATATTACAACTCCGTCACTGAAACTTCACATATAGCCACAACAGGACCTGTGCCTGCCGCCGCATTTGTTACCCGCTCAGCATACCGTTTCGCCATTCCCGGACGCTGACCTCCTCGGATACGTTCATCCAATACATCAAACGGGCGAACATTATCCATATCCGGGGAAGTCGCCTCCGGTTGCTCATCAGGGAGACGACTTTTATTAATCCCCCGGATGGGGAATTTGAGAATAAAATTTGCGATTACGCCACCTCCTTACGAACTTGTTATAGCCTCAAAATCTGCAACTGCACCAGCCGCCCCGACGTTAATATACGCAACAGAAGTACCAGCCGCAAGTGCCCTAACATAAATACATCCGGGTGCATACGTATCAGCATCTTCGGCTTGGAGAACCGAAATCGCTGACGTACCATAACAGTCCATAATCCCTTTCTCGGTCTTAAATTTAACCTGTACTGTAGTACTCGGTGCAGGTGCGGGAACCATATTCGCATGATCGAACGCTAATGTATATCTTGTTCTTGACATAATTATGTCCTTCCTCCCATCCTTGGATATACGGCCCCACTTCCATTGAGGTCCAAGTTAATAAAATTAATTTGTGTCCATTAAATTATTTCTTCCATAGTCATAGTAGCGTCTTCGTGCCAATGAGGAATAAGGTACCCTACCTCTTCCACCAAAATTACCCACAGTCCGTGGGGCTAATCGGGCATCAATCTTATAAGCATTACTTAATGCCTGTTTATATTTGCCCTCCCAAATAGTCTGGACATCATCTAACTCTGCTTCCGCCGCGGCCATACACGCCAATCGAACTACATTATCAAATGCGAAACCAGCGGGCTGTAGATTACTCACTGGAAGCAATCGGTATTCATCCCCATCGGCAGGATTTGTACCTGTACTCGTCCCATCAATATCCAACCACGCAGCAACGGTAATTACACCAGTAGCTTTAACGAAACCGGTAACTACGCCGTAACTACCTTTACCTGTCCCGCTAACTATCTCAACGATCCAATCGGTGTTAAAATAATCATTTGGTTCAGTACGACCAGTATCGGTCAGTGTCGTAGCATCGCCAGCAGATGTAGCGGTACCCGTCAGAATATCTAATTTATCGAAATAGTAGGTATATGGGAACTGTATAACCTCAGCCGCCCCCGGATCGGGGTAAACAATTAATTCAAACCGACGAACACCATACGGTCGTATGGCCGCCTGATGGGGATTACCGCCGGTTGAGCTACTCTCACGCCATTGACGCAAAGGTAACTCATTCATCCAGCTAATCACACCGACACCAGAATCTCGAAGATAGGTTATATCCCCCTCTATTTGACCGCCGAATGTCTGGTTAAGAGCATATCGATGACCAATTGTATAGGTTGTCGTAGTATCCGGCGTACTCCCACCAGATAATCCCCCGGAAAAAGTGAACACCGCGGTTGTTCCCGCATAGTCAGTAATAAGGGCCGTCTCACCGATACCCGTTCCACCAGTAACCTCAAGGATAAGATTGTTGTAATAATCGTCAGCATAATCACCATCGAGATCAGTATCTTCAAGAGTTGTCGCAGAACCCCCTGTCGCAGTACTACTAGTACTTATTTTAAGTGATACGGACATGATACGTTTCATCCAGTTCCAACCAAGGGGCGGTGCTTCGCCGATGAATCTACGGATGCCGTTGTTTGCGACCCTCTTCAATTTATCGAGATCACCTTTATCATTAGGGTGAATAGCGATACCACTGGTACTATCGTAGTCTGCAACGCCCACCAACTCCGCCATCTCAGTCAAAACATCCTCGAATACCAAACTGCTATTTGGTTCTGCCATTATTTTTTACCTTCCCTTTTCCTGTCTCGGGGTTTTGCTCTCTTCGGCACTTCAACTTTCGTTGTGTCATTCGGCGGATCTAACACCGCAAGAATTATTTGTAACGCCTGTTGTATCACCACATGATCCTGACGTGTGCCCTGAAATTTTGCACATACTTCATCAACTACTTTTAATGCTTCTTGTATTTTTTTGTCCATAGGTCTAACCCCCTAATAAAGTTTAAATTATGGGAGTGACTTCTCAGCCACCCCCGTTTGAAACTTACTTCTTAGCTTTCCAGTCCTGTTAGATTTATCACAGTTGCACCATTATCAGTGTAATTGTTATCCATGATGTAACCTGCTGTTTGTGCCTCTAATCCAGTCACACCAGAAGCACCACGATGAATAAGATTACCATCATGACGGAAAACAACTTCTCGCATGTACTGTGTCTTACCGACAGCGGCACCATACACAGACGCAGAAATCTGTCCAGCAGTCTGTTCCCAGTGATACAAACTGGCGGCATTAACAGGTGCCGCGGCGTAACCAACAAAACTGGCCTTGCCGGGATAACTCGCTAAATGTGCTCCCTGAATCGCAGAATACGGCGAGGGCATAAGATACACATACGCCGTTCCAGAGGTTAAAATTGTAACAAACGCCGCGTCAAGGTAAACAGTCATCGTACCAGAGGCAACACCAGCGGTGTTACCAACAATAAGCCTTTGCTGTATGGTGTCATTGTTAGTACCGCTACTTATGTTAAATACTGCAAGTCCACCGCGTAGTGAATCCTCGGCAATATTACGAGTTGAAGGTAACGTCACTAAAATGCTCTTGTCACCAACAGCCACAGTCGAAGCTACAGCCGACCAATCAACACCCTCGTCACTCGCACCAGTTCCGATAGAATTACAGAAAATATTTCCTTGGTAAGTATTACATACTCCCGCAGACAAACAATACCGAAACTTACGACCATCTGGTAGTTCAACCGGATCGCCAATATTCCATTTTGGGTCACGAACTGAGGATACCCGGTAAATGAAATCCCAATCGGGGGCTTTCCTATGGCCGATTAGCCCTTGGATACCCAAGAGGACTCTTTTTGCTTTTCCTTTTGCCATTAAATTTTCCTTTCAAAAAGAGACTAAACAGCATAACGCTGAGTCTCTCGAAACTGAATTTATGGAGGGGAACACGTTGTTCCCCTCCGTTAATTTACTTCTTACGCACTCTTATGCAGAACGAATCCTGCTTTACGTCTGTTGATACAGAGGTTCTGGTGAGAACCGTCAAGAAAGACCGTAAACGTGGTATGCTGTGAACGATCAATCATAGGTTCACCTTCCACCATCCAGTACCCTTCTTGAGTAACTGGGATGAACTTCGAGAAGTCCACACAATAGATTGGAGTCGCGGTTGCATCGTCCAACTCAGGAATATAAACAACCGGCAAGCGATTGATATAAACTACACCAGAATCATCGGCTCGGATGTTACCCATCAATTCACCACCCGAGTGATTGTCGTCTCTCTGGTCGGCAAGGTCTTGTAACTCAACAGCAGTGTCGCAATCCGTATAAATACGTTTCGCGGCATTCCTCTTATTGGCCGGATCATTAACAAACAGCGGGGCTTTGAATTTGGTTTTCAGGAACGCAGTGCGGAATTTCTTCAACATCGCGTTATTGATGTCAGAATAAACCGCACAGTAGTTCCTCCACTTATCATAAGTGGTGGCATTTAAACCGGCAACTGTGGCACTATAAGTATCATCTTGGTACTTGATGAACTGACCATTAAAACCGTCCGATGTACTAATCGTACTATCCGCTTCATAGAATGTAAGATAGTACGGCACACCGTATGGATACAGGTCGTCAGTAGAACTTGTCGGAGTCTTCCACGCCCGCTCTTCAATGAGGTCAGCAAGACCCCAGAGTTTTGCAGTACGACGAGTCTTCATCAGATTGATGAAACCTTTCTCACTATTTTTGTTACGCAAAATTTCCACTTTGTCCCACGAATAATCAGTAGAAATCTGACACCATGGAACTTCAATACCCTGCATAACATCTTCAACATCAGGCTCATCGGTATCGAACAGACGGCGGTAATGAGCACCACCCGCGGGATCGAGCATCACTTTGCGTTTAATAGAAGTTCCACCATCGATTTCCATCCGCTCGTTCTGATAAATGCGGCAGAACTCATATTCCGGATGATCCCACATAACCTCAAACTGCTGTTTGGGGAGATCGGCCAAAGTAATTTCAATTAAATCCGCTAAATCACTGTTTTTAACACCCATATTTTCCTCCTATGGATTTATGTGTTGAATACCTTTTTCAAACGTGCTTTGGTGGCTATCTCCAATTGCTTCGCGGGGTTCTTACTCGAAGGTGTTTTCGGAACCTTTTTTGTCCCGGCCTTTATGGAGATACCTTTACCACGTTTTTTAATTTTAGAAGAAATTCTCTCACGAAGCATTTCTTCACGTACTGGCTCGGTAAGTTGTAAGTGTGCCCGTTGTAACACATCGGAGACTGTGAGTTTTTCCCCAGAAAAATCGGCACCTATACGAATCAAATTACCCTCTACACACACCTCACGTCGATGTGCAAATTGCGAGCCGTTAAGTACCTCACGGGGATCTTCTCCCGGCTTCACTACACCGTAATATTCTCGGAACTCCTTCAATGAATCACTACCGAAGAAGTTATTAACTTCCGATTGTATCGCTCGCTCCTCCTGTTGACTATACGCAGGTTGGTCGGTCGGTTGGACTTGTGTCTTGAGTTGTTTCTTCATATCCACAAGTGCATCATTTAGGGGTTTAATAACCCCATCGATCAACGCTGTCGCATCTTCATCATCGGCATCAAATCTGGCCCTTATTTTTTCAAGGTCCACAAAAGACTCCGAAGAGGTGCCATCATTGACCGTAACTTTTTTATTGGCAATCTGCTGCTGCACAATTGCACGTCCCTGTTGTGCATACCGAGCCGAGAGTGTATTTTCCCCTTTATGCAATTCACCTAAAGCGGAAATCATAAACTCCGGGTTCTTATCAAAGTTATCCTTCACTTCTTTTTCAGACATACCAAGGCGAACTGCGGTCTGCATATACGCGGCGGGAAGAGTGAGTGCCTCATCGGCAGTCTTCTTCTCGCCCTCGCTCGTGGTATCGTCCGTTACTTCTTCTTCCTTATCGTCATCCTCTTTTTCGACATCATCCTCTTTTTCGACATCATCTTCTTCTTCTTCGACATCACCTTCTTCTTCGTTGTCCTCGCTCCAGTCCAAACTTTGCAGTTTGTCCCGAACTTTTTCCTCTAACCCTTTTTCTTGGGCAATTTTATCGGCGGCCTCTTTAATAATTTCCTTATCCGCGTCCGTAACTTCTCCATCCTCTACATTTTTCATAGCACCATCGAGTTCTTTTTTTTCTGACATTTCTTTTCTCCTGAAAATAGGTAAGCGTTTATTTAACGGTTTCTATTTTGGGGTTTTGGTTTTCATATATCCGTGTCAAAATCTGCACGGCCCGCTCTGGATTCGTTTCCGCAAACCTTTCAATTTGTTCAAACGACCACCCCACACTCATCGCGGCAATAATATGTTCTTCCGGAATCAGAAATTCTTCTATGATTTCATCTCTCTCTCTCTCTCTCTCTCTCTCCCCTTCTATTACTGGTTCATCCACCGCCGCAATCTTTCTAAGAGTATCGAGGTGTTCGGCAACACGTTTTTCCATTCCGGCTTTTACTGCTTTACCCGCGTCTCTTATTGCCTCGACCGCTTCGTAGAAAGCCTCAGATGTATCACCAGTTTTTTTTAACTGCTGATTGAATTCTTCTTTAAACGGCAATCTTTTTCCTTCAGGGTCCGGCAATTATTTTCCCTTTCGGTTTAATCTTCTGTGGCAATTTTTGAAACCCAGTTTTTTTTAGATAATTATCATGTTGTTTATAATTTTTAAAATTAATACATCCATCGGGTAAAACCTCAACATCAGGAAATAATTTATGATGCTCCCCGATTTGATCCGGGTTAATCGCCAATGCCTGTGATATAAAACCCGAACCGTAACTTATACTCGTTTGCCTTCCACGACCCGGACTGAAATCACGTTCCATCTCTCTACCGCATTTCGGACACTTCGGGCAATCACCGCCCCCAACCTCTGGACGGTCTTTTGCCGCACAGAAAATCTCCTCATAAATATCGTGTTCATAACATCGATAACCATAAATCGGCATTATTTATCCCACTCCTCTTATACTATCAAAATTTTGTTGTGCCATTCCACCCCCCGCTTGATTATCACTATTCCTCTGTGCAGTAGGACCGAGTATATTATGTTTATTAGGGTCTCCCCCATTCTGCATTACCCCCTTAATCCCAGCTTTACCGCTCGGTTGTGGCCCAATTTGAGACAGCAATTGTGCCCTCTGCACAGACTGGGGATCAACAAACCAATCAGCGACCTCATCAGCAATACCTAATTGCTCTGCCATCGAAATCACATATCTTGATAAACTAAACTCTTGGCCCATTTGGGCCATAACCTGTGCCGCATTCGCCGCACCCGGTAAAAAATTCGTTCCAAATTCCATCAACCGTTTTGTCCGCATCTGCGGATCAAGAACTTCCATCGATCTTGTCTTTACAGAAAATGTAAATTCTAGAAAATCGCCGCGTCGTTGTTCCGGAGTGAGCAACATCTGGGCGTATTCTCCACCCGGTCGCCGACGTGCAATTGGAAGTTCTAATAAAGGATCAGTGTGCAAATACCACGCAATTTTTCCAGTAACATCAGCAGAGAAATCATATATGGTGCCACGCATATCTTGTAATCCAATACCAGCGTTTGCTTGTAGGATTTGTGCCTGTGTAGCAGTTTCCGATTCTTGTGCGGCTCCGGATACCTGATCTGGATTACCACTCATATAATTAAACCACGTATGTACTTGAGCCAATAATCGTTCATTTGAATTTGCTTGCCCGCCGTAAGATAATACTTTTGTTTGACTAACATCAGAAACCGATATTGAGTCCCCATCTTCCGCACTCGCAATCGCTTCCGCGTCATCAGCATTAGAAGGATTATAAGCCAAAACATCTTTCTGGCGGTCGGCCTGGCTCATAATCTTTTCCATCATATTGTTCGCCATTTTATGGAGATCGTACCACAAACTAACCGGTGCAACCGGGAAAGGATTATTTCCAACCGGGGGAGTTAATGCGAGATAGCTAAACGGACCCGCTTCGGGGCCATAGTAATCCTGCACGGCAATATAATCATCGAAAGTTATCCTGTATGGATTAGGGACTGTCAATAAAACATTCGCATCCGGTACCCAGAGTTGTACTATTTCAACATAATCCTGTAACTCGTATATACCTGTTGGCCCAAGATTTTTTTGCGAAAGATATTTAACTTCTTTCCCCTCTTGTGTGGCCTCGGTCACTGCAGGTAACGCGACTACCATATCATGGTCATATATATCGTAATCAAGTAACAGCCGACGCGGAGCGAGGAGTTTTACCCCCGCAAAAGCAGCATTTTTCAATGAAGTACACGTTGGATCCACACATAAATCGTCTAAATCAACTCGACTGACATAAATCTCGCCGGGATCGAACTCCGTATCGTCCAACATAATAATATTATTAGACCCACACAGCCCAGTTTGCATAACTCCCAAACCGAAAAACGCATCCAGAGCCACAGCCCGCAATTCATCTTTCAATTTTAGGCGTTTGGCGACAGTATCGACACCAAGACCGAGAATTTCAGCATATCGTTTATGCGGAACGATGTCAGTATCAATTAAAGTAATCGGGTTTTTCATAACAATATTCGGAATCAAAGATCGAAGAGCGTGGAAAATTAAATTAAGCGGGGTATCCCCAACATATCCAGCCTCTGTTGTATAATACTTCCCAACATACTCTTTTAAGAATAGTGCTCTGGCCCTACGATATATTCTCGTCCGCTCAAAACCGGCCTTAACAGCTTCTTGGATTTTAGCAGGTATTAACTCTTCTGCCACTGGGTCGTTTTTTCCCATCAAATTAGCTCCTTGGAAAAATCGAATTTATGCCGCCAAGGTTTCCTACTTTTTGCGGCTTTTATTTTTGCGTCATGGAGTTGTTTACGGTATGCGACCGAGCGATACGGTGCCTTTCGCTTTTTCCGCCGCAGTTTGGGGGCGGTTTCCGCGGCTTCCAGAGTTAAAGCGTCCGCAATCACCCGGTCGCCATGGGTCAATCGAGCAGACTTACTTTCACGAGCAAGTCCAGCCGGGCCTACACCCCCGCCCGGATACTCTATATAACGCATCGCCTCATCTAAAGCTAGAAACGAATGGTTCGCGTAATTAGTTTGTGCGTATGCTTGGTCCAATATTAACAAAAGTTCACGTTTCGATGTCGGAGAAGTGTGCCACCCATATTTATCGGTAACTTTTACACCCACAATACCGGTTTGGCGTGTACGATAATAATGGGGATAGCAATATCTTTTCACTAACAATCGACCAAGTTCTAAACCCGGCCCATTTTTCTCCCATATGAGGAACGGGACCCTCCGGGGACGAGATCCGCCGACCCACAAAGCGAGTGCTATGATAATTCTCGCAAAATCATAGGGCAGGACATTTGCATCCGCCCACTCACCAATTTTTTCCATCGTCTCTACGCAGAGAATCGAGATGACCGAGTTCGATGCTCCCACACCCTTGCTCGTATCAATTCCAAAAATATATGTTTTATTTTGGTCCACTCTCCCGAGTAGTAATTCAACCCATAGCGACAAACTCCCTTTATTGGTTTTTTTTACAGTGAGTTTAGAAGTGTCTCGTGTTTTAATTATTTTTGGTAATTCCTCAGTAGTTACGCTTTTCTTAAAATCGATATTATATTTTGAAAGCGGTTTCCGTCCGAGCAAATCCCTATGCTGTTTAAGATTTGGGGTATTAAAAAACACATCGCCCGACTCAATATCCTGCATAAGAATTTCCTGAGCAATAATTTTTGGGGACCGTCGCAGCACCTCTCTATTAAACCACGGAGATTTAATTTCCCATTCGTTAGTTTTTTCATTTCGCTCCACGTAACGCCCACGCCCTTTATCGGGGTGTTCATACCACGGAAGCATAAACACTTTTATCTGACCGGAATTAATCCAATCACTATACTCCGTCCCGGCACCGGCAGGAGTAGAGTTAACGATTCGACAGGGAGCCACATCAGCCGTCGCTGATCGCATAGCTTCGCCATTCTCCACCTTTGCGAACTCATCGAGGAGGACGATTTTTCGCCGGTCGCCGGATGCGGCATGTCTGGTTGTTGATTCACCATCAATAATACTATTCATCATGGGATTATATAAGTGCATTTTCGTTCGATTCGGCTCTCCGAGTTTTACACCGGGGGGACACATCCAATCAGGCAACCAACTATTTATGTAGTCGTGTTTCCAAAAAAGGGATTTAGGATTACCAGTTTTATCAACGTAGTCCTCTGTTCTCGACAGTTCTAATAGCATACAATTCTCGTGAAATAGCCAATACCAATGTAGCAGAATCAAACAACACCAGCTTGCCCCCATGTCTCGACTTTTTTTAATCCCAAGGTCTTCACCGTTTTCCACAGCGTAAATAAGTTCGTCAAAAAATTTGTCCTGAATCTCCCATGTAACCATTGGAACATGACTTTGAACTGCCGGGATCATAGACCCATCAGACAATACGTCAAATTGTTTAAATGTCCAAACGAACGTGTTTATCCAGAATAAAATAGAATCGTAGCACGCCCTCATCAACTCCTCTTGAAGTGCAATATTATGTTCGGCGACCCGGAGTAAGTTTTCACGATACCGGAGATTCGCCCCGACATCTTTCGGCACCTTTAGCCCGGTCTTAGGACACGCCCACATCCAATCTATATCAGGAAAAGGCTCTTTCAACTTCGGCGGCGTGGTTAAATTAGTTATCAACGCTACCCTCCGCCATTTTATTAAGTTTAGATTTCGTAGTATCTTTGACGCGGTCAGCAATACTCTTCTTTGACTTCGTAGCCGACACATCAGTAACGCGGCCCTCTATGCGTTCGAGGAGAATCTTCATATAGGACAGACTTGGACCATGAACTACTGTTACTCCGCCTTCCCTAATTTCTTCGTAACCTAGAGCATTTTTCCAAATAATGTTGCCGAGGGCTTCTGCTCTTGTACACATGCGGTCCTCGCCATTACTGTCTTTAAGGAAAGCATCCTGAATTTCCGCCATTTCCGTCAAGTACTTTGATATTAATTTGCTCGCCTTAGCTCGACTATTTTTCTTTTTCTTCTCTGCCATCTCCTACTTCCTCATTATGACACATCCACGAACAGCGAAAACATCCCGGGCAATGCAGTCGCACTACCCTCGGATCTGTCGTATACTCTATATGTTTACAAAGCGGACACGTCCACTTCGTCACATCTCGCCGAGTTTCCTTGTTGCTGGACATACTTTTCAAGTAACTTCCTCCCCCTCACTACTGGCACAACTAAATTCGCCTCAAATCCGGTCCAATATCCCGTACCGGCCACCACTATCCCAACCAAACGCCCCCTCATATCCAATAAGGGTCCGCCAGAATTTCCATTAGTAATTTCCGCGTCGGTTATTATTAAGTCCCGACCATACGGAAGAATATTCTTATGTACATTCGATACTACACCCCAAGAAATACTATTAAACACTCCAAGGGGATGCCCAATCGCAAACACAAATTCCCCAAGTCGGGGATAATCCTGTCGTAATTGAACATGGGGAAAAACGTGTCCCCCATCCTCCGGATTAGCATCAATTTTCAAAATGGCGATGTCACTGTTTGGGTCGGCAATGATAGTGGTACTCATATATTTTACGCCACCAATTGTCGTCGCAATCATCACCTTTTGGCCCTCAACCACATGCTTCGCGGTCATAATCCAACCATCCTCAGATATTAACACGCCAGCACCTAACCGGTGGGCAAACCCCGGTCGGAGTTCTACAACCGCGGGTAAAATTCTCGTAATTGTCCCGGATACAGTACGATTATTCAGAGGGGTCGGAAAAAATCGCCCCGTAAACAGCATAAAACTAAACAATATAAAGAGTAACGTCACATTATATTTCATCCTAACCCTCCTGCACAACAGATACCATCACTGATGTCCCATCGGAAATAAACCGTAACGCATCGGCGGCGATTTTACCCACGTCCATTTCCACACCTCCGAGGTCTGGAAACTGATTAGTCCCGTCGACAGCGGCAACCCCATTAGCCCAAGACACTAGTCTGAGATTTGAAGACAACAATGTAATTCGTTTAGTGTTCCCATTAATTGACGTACCCACTGCCGCCATTAACGCCCCCAATGTCATACTTGTACCGGTCACGGTTATCTCATCCGGACCCGCAATAATATCGTAACGTATCGCTTGAAACCCAGCCATCGATTATCCCTTACGCGTTGTCACTTATTTTGACCACATAGGCTGTGCCGTCAAAAGAAGTCCCGAGGGTAGCCCCGGTATCAATACACGCAATCATCAGAGTTGTGGCAGTCGCCTTATAGTCAAGAAATCCGCCCGGGGGAATAACACCTATAATATTTCCGACCGTCAGAGGAGTCGCTAGACCAATTACTGTCACGCCGTTTACTGGTGCGAAGATTCGGTATCTTTCACCAACCACTAATGTCGCATCCGCTTTCGCCCCATCAACACTTTGAACCGATTGTACGTCCCCTGCTTCGCAGTTCAGCCCATTAGGCCATATACCCGCCATATCATTCTCCTTTAATACTTTCCCCTCATTATTCTCGCTACCAAACACACAATCCTATACGTAGCACAGATTATAATAATTATCGCCAGTAACCGGCTCATTCCACTCGTACTGCCTCGTTTGTTAGTAATCTAATATTTCGAGTCCGACCTAGATCGGTGATATAAACTTTTTGGATTTTTAATCCCCAACCAGCGGCCTCTTCACGAATCTTCTTTAATATATTATCGCCAAGTTGCTCTGTATCTGATAACTCTTCTTCGGTCATGGTACTCGCCACAGCCAATAAAACCCCGAGAGAGAGGGCGATTAAAGATGCCTCACAGTCCTGCACTTCCAACATCGCTTTTCGTATATCCGTAATTTTAAACCGGATCGCCCCACTTACTACCATATCCCGCCCATCTTTTGACGTAACACTTTGGCACCGAATATCCTGTACCTGTGTAGTAACAGCACTGTAAAATATCTCTTGGATAACCGGCCATAAAAAATACCAACCGGGGGGCAATATTTTTTCGATTGTCCCTAACGTCACCCGTACCGCGGCCTCATCGGGCTGGATCAATTCGACTCGCGGAACCAATTTCCGCACTGCTTCATAAAATCGTGTTAAGAAATCCATTTATCCCTCGTTATTATTTAGGATCTAATAGCTTCTTCCCCCGCCGCGTTCTGCTCCTTAATCTTTGCCACAGCTTTTTTGTATCGCTTGGGGTCTTTTTTAATTACTTCCGCATCTACCAAAGTTCGGGCGTCACTTTCGATTTCCCACTTCTCATCTTCTGACATTATTCCCCCTTTCTTATTTTCCGGGGTCGATTGTGTTTTCGCTGGTATCTCGCGATTCCAGCCTCAGATCGGGCTATCTGGTTGTCGAGAATCATACGCGTAAGTTCCTCAGTCTTATCGGCAACCGGCATCCAAACAGCAATCTTTTCGGGTTTATTGGGCACAGCAGACCTCTATACTCATTTTTTATCTCCAAATCCCACGTAAGTTCCTTACCAGTCGTAAATTTCCCCCTTTTTCGCCTCATTCGCGGCTTTAATACCCTCACGCTCTTCCACATTAAGTAGTTTTTCTTCTAGAATATTAATATGATTAATTAGTTCCTGCATTTTAACCCACATAGTACCGGTTTTTATTTTACTATAATCATCGATGGCAAACTCGAAATTCCCACCTTTATTGTCTGTTGCCCTCAATATTTTAGGTAGATCCGCTATACCCATTTTTTATCCCCCCAATGTTTAATTGCACACGCCGTTCTAATAATACTATACATTACCATTATTATTGCAATGAATTTAAGCGCCATTCGATTTTACCCCCGCATAGATTTTTTCTTAAACTATTCTATCCTCTATACTATCGTTGAAATGGGAAGTTTTTTCAAGTCAATTTTTTATATTTTTTATATTTTTTATAATTTTTATAATTATAGTCGAATGGTACAAAATATCGGCACCTGACTACTACATGCCGATAATTTATCCCGCTGCCCTAGCAGATTGTTTGTTTTTAGCCTAATATGCCCGGTCAGCCCTAAACTACCTGAGCAATCCCCGACAGAACAAAATATACTCAGTCACGATAAACCTTTTATATGGCAAGGTTTACAGCAATTTGTCTCCGCTGCCCTAGCAAAAGTGCTAAAACCCCTTCTATATATATATATACAATATTTATTTACTTCTTCTATTACTACTCTACTTCTTATAATATTTTTTTTATATATAATAATATACCTCTAGGGTTGCTAGGGTAATGTATATATTAGTAGTTAAGGTGTTATTGTTAAAGGAATTACAGTGCCTAAGTATAATCTGTTTTGTCGGGACATACTTAGGTTTGCTAAGGCATCTTAAGAGTTATAATACTTGTTTGCTGAGGATTATGTTGTTGTTTTACCAATATATCATTATAATTCTTATAATCCGGGAAGGTCCGAGAAAGGGTACACTCGTTACAGGCGGAAAAATCCAAAGGGTACTACCGGGGGGTCTATTCCTATGGGAATAGTAGGACATTAGTACAGATAGTACACGGTGTACTAATGAGGGAAAAGCTCTAAAACAGAATATACTCATTTACGCGTCTTTCTTGGTGGGGTCTTAGACGTCGTCATTATCCAAATAGTACGGATTCGTACAAGTGTAGTACAGACTACATGCTCAACATTGAGGACAGATACCATAGATACCATAGATACAAGGTCTATAAATAGTAAGTAGTCCATGGAAATATTACTAAACACAGGGACTTCTCTTGACATAGACATACAGTTATGCTATAATAGTAATATCAAATCAATGGTATTTAATAGGTTAGCAGAAAGGAGCAAAGATGCCCGACAATATCAAATTGACAGAAACCCATGTCAGCTTAATAAATGGACAGCGCCGCCAAATGGTTAATCAAATCAAAGAGTACGGCCTTTATGACTTTTGGGCTGATTATAAAGATTTTCTCCACGGCCTTTATACTGCACCTTTTGCGATGGAACATTTTACAGATGCCACAATTTCCTATTTCAGAATAACAAACCGCTAACAGTTTTTTAATTCAGAAAGGATGGATTTTATGAGCGCTTATGTAGTAGATGATGATTGTATTAACAGGATTGTAACTTATTTAATCGACATATCAACCGGAAACGGCCACGAATGGACACTCCGACCGCTTGAGGAAATAGGCTTTAAGATCAAGAGGAACACCGAGGAACAAAAACGGCTTGCCGATGATATGTTTGCCTTAAATGTCCGGTCAGTAAATGAAAGGTACGGCCAGAATCGAGCCGAACAGTTTCGACCCCTTGACTTTCAATTCAAACCCGGCCTGAAAGAAAGGGCCTTCGGTATCTCCGAACCGGTTTACGAAGTCAGCTTTTTTCAAGCCTTGAAGTCTTTAGCCTGCTTTTTGTACCAGTCCTGTGAGGGTAATTGTATCAATTACCCCCTGTATCTGGCACTCCGGGATGTGCAGAACCGGCTTTGCATAAACCACGTAACCAACCACCCCGAATATGAATCAGCAAAATGGGGCTAATCATCAAATAAATAATTTGCCCCCCTTCCGTAGAAGGGGAGCAGAAAGGAGCAAAGATGCCCGACAATATCAAATTGACAGAAATACACACCAGCCTAATAAATGGACAGCGCCGCCAA